AAAACAATCATGAACTACTTGCTATACCAGTAGAAATTAATGAGCATTACATTAACTGGATAGATCAGGCTTTTGAATGGATGAGAGTTGTTCGTAAGGCATGGGAAGAAAAACAATTGCCAATGAAGAACTATAGAAATAATTCAAAGATTTGCAAGAACTGCCCACTCAAATCAGATTGTGATAAGACTGAAGCGGGAGTTATTAAAATTGCATCTCTGGAGGAATTGAGTGAAGCGGTGTAATAGGTTTGAATGTGAAATTCACTTTAAACCAAAAGTAAGTTATCAGATCTATTGTAGTGAAGGTTGCAGAGACCTTGCTACTAAAGATAAGATTGCAGAAAGATATCAAGTCACTAAAAGACAAAAAAGATTAGGCAAGATAAGAAGATGTTTGGGTGGTTGTGGAGTACAGCTATCAATCTATAATGATTTTGGATTTTGCTCTAACTGTAATATCAGTGAAAAGGCAGTACTAAAAATGTTAAAAGAAGTAAAGGGGTTTTTTGATTATGAACAAGAATAGACCAGATCGTATTTGTGCAATAGATGCAAGCACAAATAGCTTAGCCTTTGCTATTTACATTTCTGGAAAACTAGATAGTGTTGGCAAGATTAACTTTGAGGGCAAAGATGTCTATGAAAAAGTTGGAGATGCTGCAATCAAGACTAGATCTTTCTTTAATCATTTTATTAAAGTAGATGCAATTGTTATTGAGCATACCGTTTTTATGAATAGTCCTAAGACTGCTGCAGATCTTGCACTTGTGCAGGGCGCACTGCTAGGTGCAGCAGCCATGTGTGGAATTAGAACGGTAGGCAAGGTATCTCCTATTACATGGCAAAACTATCTAGGTAATAAGAGACTATCCAAAGAAGAACAACAGCAAGTAAGAGTTGGCAATCCTGGCAAGTCTTTATCTTGGTATAAAACATATGAGCGTGACTTTAGAAAGAAAAGAACAACTAAATTACTTGACATTATTTATGATAAAAAAATAGAAGATTATGATGTGGCAGATGCTGCTGGCATTGGACATTGGGCTATTCATAACTGGGATAAAGCAATGGGAGTTGACAAATAACATCATGACTGGTAAACTATATACAAGTGAAACTTTTATGCGTAAAAGATATCTTATTGATAAAAAATCACCAGAAGACATTGCCAAAGAATGTGGAGTCAGTTTGGAAACTATCTATGTTTATCTTGCAAAATTTGGATTAAGGAAATCAAAGCGATGAATAAATTTCAAAAATTATTTATTACGGTAGGTGTTGCTAGCGCAGTAGGAATAACCTTTGCTTTGGCTGCACTAAAAAGTATTCCAAAATCATTTGATTGGGAGGAAGACGATGAGTGAAAACCTACATATAACTGTTGATCAAGTCAATCATCCATCGCACTACACAACTGATGCTTCAGGGGTTGAATGTATAGAAATTACACGCCATCGTAATTTTAACGTAGGCAATGCTTTTAAATACTTGTGGAGAGCAGGAATTAAAGATGAATCTAAAACAATACAAGATCTAGAAAAAGCAATCTTTTATATTAAAGATGAAATTAATAGACTAGAAGGTAAATACAATGTCAAGTGAAATAGAATTAGTAAATCATCTTGATGAAGTAAATGATGTAGTTACTGAATACTTAAAGGGTAATGATCCAACCAAAATTGCTAAAGATTTGGGTATGCCAAGAGTTAGAGTAGTTGCTCACCTAGATGAGTGGAAGGCTAATGCATCTAACAATGCTGCAATCCGTGCTCGTGCAAAGGATGCTCTGGCTGGTGCTGATGCACACTATAGCAAACTTATAACAAGGTCTTACGAAGTTATAGATGAGGCATCAATTACAAATAATCTTGGTGCAAAAACTGCTGGTATTAAACTGGTTATGGATATTGAATCTAGGCGTATTGACATGCTACAAAAAGCTGGCTTGTTAGAAAATAAAGAACTTGCAGAAGAGATGGTAGCAATTGAGAAAAGACAAGAAGTTCTTGTTGGAATACTAAGAGATATTGCTTCATCACACCCAGAAGTTCGTGATTTAATTATGCAAAAGCTTTCTTCTATTGCAAAAGAGGGAGAGGTAATTACAGTTGTCAGCCATGTTCAATGATTTTATAGAAGTATTAAAAGAAAATAACTTTAATGATATTCCAGTTGATGCTAAGACATTTGTAGAGTCCCCTGAGTTTCTTGGTCAACCACCACTATCTAAAATACAATATGATATTGTTGAAGCAATGAGCCAAATTTATAAAAAAGAAGATTTAGAAGAGTTGATGGGTGCCGTAGATGGCTCTCAATATTATAATAAATATACAAAAAATGAAATTATTTTACAACTTGGAAAAGGAAGCGGTAAAGATTTTGTTTCTACAGTAGCCTGTGCATATGTAGTATATAAATTACTATGCCTTAAAGACCCATCAAGATACTATGGAAAACCATCTGGAGATGCTATTGATATTATTAACGTTGCAGTTAATGCTCAACAAGCAAAGAATGTTTTCTTTAAAGGTTTTAAATCAAAGATTGAAAGGTCTCCTTGGTTTGCTGGTAAATATAATTCAAAAGTAGATAGCATTGAGTTTGATAAGGCAATTACAGTTTTCTCTGGTCACTCAGAGCGTGAGTCACATGAGGGTTTAAACTTGATCATGGCAGTCCTTGATGAGATTTCTGGTTTTGCATCGGAAGTTGGAACAGGAAATGATCAAGGCAAGACTGCTGAAAATATCTACAAAGCATTTAGCGGTACAGTAGACTCTCGTTTCCCTGATCTTGGTAAGGTAGTTTTACTTTCATTTCCACGCTATCAAAATGATTTTATTTCAAAGCGGTATGATGATGTAATTGCTGATAAAGATATAATAGAACGTAGACATAGGTATATAATTAATCCAGACCTTCCTTCTGATGATCCAGATAATCAATTAGAAATTGTATGGGAAGAAGACCATATTACTGCATATAAAATACCAAAGGTCTACGCATTAAAAAGACCTACATGGGAAGTAAATCCTACTAGAAGTATTGAAGATTTTAAAATGTCTTTCTTTAAAGATATGGGGGATGCAATGATGCGTTTTCTTTGTACCCCAACATATTCATCAGATGCATTCTTTAAACAAAAAGATAAATTAGAAAGATGTATGACCTTAAGAAACCCTGTGGATAGTCATAGAAGATTTGATCCTGGCTTTGTTCCAGATCCAGAAAAAACTTATTATGTTCATGCTGACCTTGCACAAAAGCACGATAAGTGTGCCGTTGCGATTGCGCATGTGGATAAGTGGGTTAACATTCAGGTTATCAAAGACTATGAGCAAGTTGCACCTATCGTAATAGTAGATGCTGTTGCTTGGTGGGAACCAAAAGTTGAAGGCCCTGTTAATCTATCTGAAGTAAAGCTTTGGATACAAAACCTTCGCAGAGAAGGATTTAATATTGGAATGGTATCGTTTGACCGTTGGCAATCATTTGATATTCAAAATGAACTAAAAGCTGTCGGTATAAGAACTGATACTGTTTCTGTTGCTAAAAAACATTATGAAGATTTAGCAATGATGATCTATGAGGAAAGAGTTGCTATGCCAATGATTCCTTTATTGCTTGAAGAAATGAGTGAACTTAAAATTATGAAAAATAATAGAGTTGACCATCCACGCAAGAAATCTAAGGACTTGGCAGATGCTGTTTGTGGGGCGGTATTTGGAGCAATATCCCATACAAGTAAGGATTCTAATCTAGAGATTGAGATTCATACTTGGTCTACTGCATCCCGACTTGCACAAAAGCAAAGGGATATGGTAGAATTAGAAACTAAGGAAATTCCTGAAGATATCAGAGATTTCCTAGATGAATATAAATTAATTTAATCAAACAAGGAGAAAAATGAATTCATTTAAGAAAATCGCTCTTGCCATGGTTGCAGCCATGACATTGGGCACAATCGTAGCAACACCTGCAAGTGCTGCTGTAATGACAGTCGCTGTATCACTTGACACTGTAGCAAATACTACAGCAAGTGCAATTGCAACGCCTGCATCATTACCAGTACCTGCAGACAACACAGTTGATGCAGCAGACGCACTAAAGTTTGTAGCAACAGTTGACGTAGGAACATCAGTTTCTGTAACATCAACAAATGCAACAATCGTATCTGCACTACACACATCTGCAGCACCAGTAGGGGCAGCATCAGGATCATCATCTTTGACAGTTGCAACTGGTACAGGAACAACAGCAACATTTTATGTCTACACAAAGACAACAGCAATTGGTACAGTTGTAATCAATAACGGTGGAACAACTCTTACATACTATGTACAGGGTACTGCTGGAAAGATTAACAACCTAACAGTTTCTGCACCTACAGCAGGTGCTGCTGGAACAAAGCAAGACATCACAGTAACTGCTACAGATACATTTGGTAACAAAGTATCAGGTAAGTCATTGACTGCAACAGTATTTGCTGCTACAGCAACACTTGATACAGCAACAGTAACAACTGGGGCTACGCTTGCTGACTTTGGAGTTGCAAAGTTTACTGCAACACTTCCAGCAACTGGAACACGCACACTAATTACATTTGCCCCAACAACTGCTGGAGATGCAACATCTGCAGACGTAGTTGGTCTAACCGCTCGCACACTTTCTCCATTCGCAGAGATTGCAGTTCGTGATCTAGTATCAGAACTAGCTGTTGCTAAGGCTGCAACAGATGCAGCACTTGCTGCTAAGGCAATTTCAGATGCTGCAGTTGTAAAGGCTGCTTCAGATGCCGTTGCTGCCAAGACTGACTCAGATGCCGCACTTGCAGCAGAGAAGGCTACTTTTGTAAAGGCACTTGCAGATGCAAAGATTGCCTCAGATAAGGCACTTTCAGATGTTAAGGTTGCAACAGATGCAACTATTGCAAAGCTAACAGCAGATAATTCTGCAGCACTTGTTGCTCTTAAGAAATCTTTTAATACACTTGCAAACAAGTGGAACAAGAAGAATCCAAAGGCAAAGGTTACTTTAGTTAAGTAATTAATCCAACACCAAGGGG